AGAACCAGGAATCAAAGAAGAAATGGAACTTAACGAAGCACAAAAAGACAGACCAGGTAAAGGTAGTGGTTCTAAGGATGCCTGTTACCATAAGGTTAAGTCACGTTTTAAAGTTTGGCCTAGTGCGTATGCATCTGGAGCACTGGTTAAATGTCGTAAAGTTGGTGCTGATAATTGGGGAACAAAATCAGAAGCAGTAGAAATGATTAGATATTGTCCAAAATGTAAAAAGAACGAAACTCGTCAAGAGTGTAAGTATGGGGAAAGATTTTGGGATCTATATTCTTTACCAAATTCTTTAGCAAAAGATTACGATCCAAATAAACCGCATCCTGGTAATTTTCCAGAATCATATGATCATGAGTATTCAATGGCTCGTTCAGAACTTGAAACCATTATGAATGCTGCAAAGAGACTTCGTAAAAAAATGAAAGGTGAGGGTAATATTGAAGCATGGGTCCAATCAAAGATTACTAAAGCGGCAGACTATATTGATGCCGCAGCAGATTATGTTGATAGTGGTGAAATGAAAGAGCAGGTTGCAGATACTGAGGCAATGTTAGATAAAAAACCTTTTGATATTGCAGTTCAAAAAATTATGAAGAAAAAGGAGCAAATGACTCCTAGACAAAGAATTGTTGCTTTGAAGCAGGCAGGAAAACTTCAGGGGGTTGATGAGCAAATGCTTCCCCCAATTGATCCAGAAGCACATAAAAAAGCACAAAGAACACAAAAACTTTATAATAAAGGGACAAGCACAGATAATCCAAATGAAAAAGAAATTTTCTTAAAAAGAACTGGTCCTCAATTACCTTTAGCAAAGAAAAAATCTGAAGTACAAGTTGCCCATTATGAACCAGAAAATGATCTAGTTGAATATTCAAACTGGAGAGCAGATTTTGGATTATCGGAAGACTGGCAAAAAGTCAATAGTCAAGATAAAACCGATGGTTTAAGTCAAAAAGCAGTCGATGCTTATCGTCGTGAGAATCCAGGTTCAAAACTTCAAACTGCAGTAACTGAAAAGAATCCTAAAGGAAAAAGAGCAAAGCGTCGTGCTAATTTCTGCCGTCGTTCTGCTGGTCAAAGAGATATGCATAATATAGATTGTTCTAAAACCCCCGATAAACCAATTTGTAAGGCAAGAAGAAGATGGAACTGCTAATTCATACCTTTTCATTACTAAATAATATAAGAGTAATGAAAAGGTATGAACACAAAAATTTGCACCAGATGTAAAGAGGAAAAACCAAGAGACTCCATTAATTTTCCACCACATAATAAATGTAAAGATGGTTTGGATAGTTGGTGCAGAAAATGTAGAGCATCTTATAGAAGTGAAATAAACAGAGGAAAGTTTAGAGGACAACTTTCCGATAATAAAGTTAAAGAATTACGAAAACAGGAAAAATGTGATATATGTGGTGGGAATGAATTTGCAGGTTCAAGAAACAATAGACATTTAGGTAAAGTTTATGCTTTAGTAATGGATCATAATCACGAAACGGGAAAATTTAGAGGTATGTTATGCAATCACTGTAATAGGGGATTGGGAAATTTTAAAGATAACATAAATAATTTACAAGCAGCGATAGATTACTTAAGAGAAAGGGATAAGTAATGAAAAGTTTCAAGCAGTTTATTTCTGAAAGCATCAATATTGCCGGAGATTTCAATGGTAATCTATATATGAATGCATCTCAACCAGAGACAGCAACCGAATCTTTTCTTGCAGATGTAGTTTGGCAAGGAAGATTATATCGTATGGAAGTTGAAGGTAAGATGATGGATAAAAATCAACTTGCAGAACAACTTCAAAAAGAATATCCTGGTGCAATAGTTCACAATATCTATCCAACGGAATCCACTTCTATAAAAGTTAAAAACGCACAAAGATATAGACCAGAAAGATTATCTTGGAGTGATTGATTTATGGCACAATTTAATAAAAATGATCAGGACTTTCTAAATCAGGAAAGAACCCTTTTTGAAGTAAACATGGTCGCCAATAAAAATGGCGAAGTAGTAACTAAAACAAACAGATTTCCAGTTGATGTTCTTCCAGCAAACGCAGATGCTTTTGGAAGAACAAGAGTATCAAATCCTCTTACATTATTTGACTCATCTCACAGATATAGAGACAACAATCTTTGGGAGAGTTTGGTTGTAGGAACTGGTTCTACAGTTGGATTTGCAACAACTCAAGGTTTAGTCAATATTGGTATTGGAACTACAAGTGGTGATTCGGTTATTAGAGAGACCACAAAGACATTCTCATACCAACCAGGCAAATCTTTGCTCATTATGAGCACATTTGTTCCTGCCACACCAAAAGCAAACTTGAGACAAAGAGTTGGTTATTTTGGTGCTGATAATGGAATGTATTTTGAGATTAATGGAACAACACCTTATTTTGTAGAAAGAAGTTTATCTACTGGCACTCAAACTGAAGTAGCACAAGCAAATTGGAATATTGATAAGTTAGATGGCACTGGAGTTTCTGGTATTACATTAGATATTACCAAAGCACAAATTCTTTGGATGGATATTGAGTGGTTGGGTCTTGGTACAGTAAGAGTTGGTTTTGTAATTGATGGTCAATTCATTCATTGCCATTCATTCCATCATGCAAACTTAATTCAATCAACTTATATCACAACAGCATCATTACCTTTGAGATATGAAATTGCCAATACAGGTATTACTACAAGTAGCAGCACTCTCAAGCAAGTTTGCTCTACTGTAATTTCTGAAGGTGGTTATGAACTGCGTGGATTGCAACAAGCAGTTGGAACACCAATCACAGCACCAGTAGATTTACCATCTCCTGCAGGCACTTATTATCCTGTTATTTCTATTCGTCTCAAATCTTCTCCAAATAGATTAGATGCGATTGTAATTCTGACTGCCCTTTCATTAATGGGAACTGGAAATGGACCACAATATAGTTGGCAGGTAAGAGCATCAGCAACTACTACTGGTGGAACTTGGGTCAGTGCTGGTGCTGATAGTGCTGTGGAATATAAGATTGATGGAGGAACGGTAAGTAATGGAAGAATTTTGGCATCTGGTTTCTTCTCATCATCCAATCAATCTTCTGCAAGTGTTGATATTTTGAAAGAGGCATTATTTAAGTTTCAGTTAGAAAGAAATGGATTGACTGGAACTCCTTATGAATTAACACTGGTAGTTGCATCTGATACTTCTGGTGCTGATGTCTTTGCTTCACTGGACTGGGAAGAAATTAGTAGGTAATTTTGCAAATTATAAATAACTAATAAATGATTTGTAAGAATAATGACTCATAGGCCAGTTGGATCTGGTGTTTCATTTACCACATCCACATCTTCAACTAAATCTGCAGCAATTTCTGGGAGATCAAATACTCTTAGAGTTGTTGCAACAGGCGCAAATGCGTTTGTAGCAATTGGAACAGAACCAACTGCAACCCTTAATGATTATTGCATTCCATCCGGAACTTCTGCAACTCTTGCAATCGATAATGGTTCTGCAAGAATTGTTGGAGTTACAACTGGAACTACAACATATGTCACTTTCCCAGAAGGACAAGCATCTCCTTTTGGAATTGGAGATTATGTCAGTTTAACTGCATCAAATCAATCATATTATAATTTCACCCATGCTCCAGTGGTTCAAGTTTATAATACTTCTAATGTTGATGGATATTTTTCAACCAGAATTGGAATTGCAACTGATACCACTGGAATCGCAACTGCCTTTGCAGACCCAGATGCTACTTTAAGAAACTCGTTTAAGGTTGCAGCAATCACCGATGCTGGAACTGCAACATTATACACTCAACAAGTACAAATTACCGGTCAAGCATAAAATGAAACTCATTAGAGAAGAAATCGAACAAGTAGAATTTATCGTTGAAAACAAAAACGGTAAAAAATCACTTTTTATCGAAGGAGTATTCCTTCAGGGAAATATCAGAAACCGTAATGGTCGTATGTATCCCATGGAAACTCTTCGTCGTGAAGTTGCTCGTTATAATGAGAATCATGTGCTTCAGGGAAGAGCTCTTGGTGAACTTGGACACCCCGATGGTCCTACAGTAAACCTGGATAGAGTTTCTCATAAAATTGTTTCACTTAGAGAAAGTGGATCTAATTTTATTGGAAAAGCAAAGATTCTCTCCACCCCCATGGGCAAGATTGCTGAATCTTTGATTTCTGAGGGAGTAAAACTCGGAGTATCTTCTCGTGGTATCGGTTCCCTCAAGTTAACTCGTGAGGGAGTTAATGTTGTCGGTGACGACTTCATGCTTGCAACTGCTGCTGATATCGTTGCTGATCCTTCTGCTCCTGATGCTTTTGTTGAAGGAATTATGGAAGGAAAAGAGTGGGTGTGGGATGGTGGAATTCTGCGTGAAAAATATGCAGTTAAAACCTACAAGACAATTAATACTCTTGTAGATCAAAAAAGATTAGAAGAGAATAAGTTGAACCTTTTCAACGATTTTCTCGCAAATCTTTAAATTATAAATAAATATAGTTTATAACTAAAGGTTAAACGGAGAGTTCAAATGTCTCGTGGAGATTTACAAGAAATGGAAGTAGGCACAAAGCAATCCAAAACCGCTGTAAATGCTAACGCAAAGGCGGCAGAGGCGATGCCACACATGGCAGATCCAGGAACACAACTGGGTAATGTCGAAGATCTTGGTGGTCCCGATCCCTCAAACTATCGTCCCGATGATGACTCAGCAAAGCTGAAAACTCCTGGAGCAACTCTTAAGCAAGTAAGAGATGTTGTAAATAAGGGAGCAAAAGGTGCTGATCCTATGAAAGGTCTTCATAAAGAAGATGCTGATTATGATGAAGATGAAGAGCTTTTAGAAGCTAAGCACGAGGAAGAAGAGGACGAAGAAGAAGAGGACGAAAAGGAAGAGAAAGGCAAGAAGAAAGAGAAAATGGAAGAGCAAGTTGACATCGAAGAAGATGTTAATGCACTGCTTGGTGGTGAAGAACTCTCCGAAGAGTTTAAGGAAAAAGCAAAAACAATTTTTGAGGCTGCTCTGAAATCAAAGGTATCTGAGATTAAGGAAGCACTCGAAGTCCAATACGAGGAAAAACTCGTAGAGGAATTAGAATCAATTAAAGAAGCACTTGCAGAAAGAGTTGATTCTTACCTTGAGTATGTTGCCGACGAATGGTTCACCGAAAATGAACTGGTAGTTGAGCAAGGACTGAAAACTGAAATGACTGAGAGCTTCCTCTCAGGCATGAAGGAACTTTTTGAAGCACATTATGTATCAATCCCTGAAGATAAATATGATGTCCTTGAGAGCATGGTAGAAAAACTTGATGACATGGAGACAAAACTCAACGAGCAAATTGAGAAAAACATTCTCCTCAACAATCGTCTTGCAGAGTCGGTTGCTGATGGAATCTTTGATGAGATTTCAGAGGGTCTTGCGACCACTCAGAAAGAGAAGCTCGCTTCACTTGCCGAAAGTGTTGAGTTTGAAAGTGAAGAAGAATATCGTGAAAAACTGGAGATGCTGAAGGAATCATATTTCCCAGCAAACAAGACTCCAAAAGCACACACTGAAACCCTTTCTGAGGGTGTAGATCATTCAACCGAATCTGTTTCGGGTCCGATGGCTGCATACCTGAGAACTCTTCAGGCTGTTGCTAAAAACTGAATTTAAGATTAAATCAAACGTAAACATTCACAATAGGTAAACGCAAATGTTCCAATCCGAGCATCTGCAGGAAAAGTGGGCACCACTCCTCAACTATGAGGGTCTTGATCCAATCAAAGATTCCCATCGTAGAGCGGTAACCGCCGTCCTGCTCGAAAACCAAGAAAAATTCTTAAGAGAAGAGGCTGCATTTGGTAGCAGCTTCAACCTGATGGAATCCCCAACCAACTCAGCTAATGCTGCTGGTGGTTCAGGTGGATATGGTGGTGGTTCAGCTGCTGCTGGTCCTACCGCAGGTTTCGACCCAGTTCTGATCTCACTGATCAGACGTTCTATGCCTAACCTGGTCGCATATGACCTGGCTGGTGTTCAACCAATGAGTGGTCCTACTGGACTCATCTTCGCAATGCGTTCCCGTTACAACAACCAGAGCGGAACTGAGGCATTCTTTAACGAAGTTGATACTTCATTCTCTGGTCAGGATGACGGTCTGGATGAGTCTGCAGGATTCTCCGATGCTGCTGTTGGTCTTGGTACTACTACTCAGTCAGGCACCAACCCTTCAATCCTGAACCCAGTTGGAACCGCAACCTCGACCGCATATAACGTTGGTCAAGGAATGGTAACAGGTGATGCTGAGAACCTGGGCAATACTGCCGGTGATCAGTTCAACCAGATGGCATTCTCGATTGAGAAAGTCACTGTTACTGCAAAGTCCAGAGCACTGAAGGCCGAGTACTCACTCGAACTGGCACAAGACCTCAAGGCAATCCATGGTCTGAATGCTGAGGCTGAACTCGCAAACATTCTCTCAACCGAGATTCTTGCTGAGATCAACCGTGAAGTCATCAGAACCATCTACAAGATTGCTGAACAGGGTGCTGTAGAAAATACCGCAACTGCTGGTGTATTCGACCTCGATATCGACTCCAACGGTCGTTGGTCAGTTGAGAAGTTCAAGGGTCTTCTGTTCCAAATCGAAAGAGATGCAAACAGAATTGCTCAGAGAACTCGTCGTGGAAAGGGTAACATCATCATGTGCTCTGCTGACGTTGCTTCAGCACTGACCATGGCTGGTGTTCTCGATTACACCCCTGCTCTGAATGCAAACCTGAACGTTGATGATACTGGCAACACCTTTGCTGGTACTATCCAAGGTAAGTACAGAGTATACATCGACCCATATTCAGCAAACCTTGCTGCCGATAACGGTGGTCTCGCACAAGGCACCAACCAATACTACGTTGTTGGTTATAAGGGTTCCAGTGCATATGATGCTGGTCTGTTCTATTGTCCATACGTTCCTCTCCAGATGGTACGTGCCGTTGGTGAGAACACCTTCCAGCCTAAGATCGGCTTTAAGACCCGTTATGGTATCGTTGCAAACCCATTTGCAGAAGGTACTACTCAGGGTCTGGGTCGTCTGCGTGTCAACAGCAACCGTTACTACAGAAGAGTTGCTGTTAAGAACCTCATGTGATCCATTTCACAAAGGTTTCTCAGGGGTCCGAAAGGACCCCTTTTTTTATCTAAATAATTCAAAAAATGGCAGTTACAAACGCTTATAAGAATCAGGTACAGAATAGAAATTTTCTATCTCCTGTAGGATTCAAGTTTACTTTAAACAGAGCACCAAAAGTAGCATTCTTTGGAAACTCAGCAAATATTCCAGGAATGAACTTAGGGGTAGCAGTTCAGTCAACATATCTTAAGGATATTGATATTCCTGGAGATAAAATAACTTTTAATGACTTAACTCTAAGATTCCTTGTGGATGAGAATCTCGAAAACTATATGGAGATTCAGAATTGGATGAGAGGTATTGGATATCCAGAAAGTTTGGATGAAATTTATGCATGGCAGAGATCAAATCCAAATATGAGTTTACAAGAAAAATCTCAAATGAATTTATATTCTGATGCGACTCTTTCAATTCTTACAAGTTCAAATAACTCAAACTTTAAAGTTAAATTTTTAGATGTATTTCCCTATTCGTTGACGGATCTTCAATTTGATGCTACGGATAGTGACATTGATTATTTGACTGCGGAGGTCACTTTCAAGTATACTATCTACAATATAGTAGATAATGCCGATAATCCATTATGAATTTTGACTTGGATACAATCCAAAAAATGTGGGAACAGGATTCTAAGATTGATGCAGATAACTTGCATACGGAATCCTTAAATATTCCAGTCCTTCACTCGAAGTATTTTGACCTTTATAATAACATTATCCTTCTAAAGAAAAAGGCAGAACAACAAAGAAAAAATATCAGACACGATAGGTACGAATATTATACAGGGAAAGCGGATCCTGATGTTTATGTTGACAATCCATTCCCTAAGAAAATTCGTGACAAAGAAACTCTTCAAAAATACTTAGATGCCGATGAGAAACTATCTCAAGTTTGTTTGAAGATTGATTACTATGATACGATGCTCAATTATATCGAAAGTATTCTGAAGATGATTCAGAATAGAACTTATCAAATCAAAAATGCAATTGAGTTTGTTAGATTTACGGCTGGACTGGGGTAAATAAATATCCATAGATGAATGGATATATGTGATTGATACGACAGCAAACCTTGTTATTTCCAAGTCCAACGAAGTATTTTTAAAGATCAATACGGAACCTCATATAGAATACGAACTTAGAGATCACTTTAAGTTTGAGGTTCCTAATGCAAAATTTATGCCCCAGTACAGAGGAAGAAACTGGAACGGGGAGATTCATTTATTTGATATGAGATCCAAGCAGATTTATGTGGGTCTCTTAGATAAGTTAGTGTCCTTCTGTAAGCAATATGGATACACTTATAAGTTTGAAGATAATAGATTCTACGGATTACCCTTCGAAGTTAATGAAGAGATTTCTTACGAAGGTGTAAAGGATTATATGAAATCTATTTGTGCTCATTCTCCACGGGAGTATCAAGTAGAGGGAGTATATGATGCTC